CTCCTCTTCTTCAAACATTGATAAGATTGTGTTAATAACACTTCCCATAGCTTCATCAAGCTGTCCTTTTGTTACATATCTGTTCTTTTCATCTTCTATATCATCTTTTACATTTGTTTCTTCCCTTGTTAACACTATCTCTTTATATTTAGTGCCTTCTGCATTTGGCTTCCATACTTCAACTGATGTGTGGTCTTCTAATACTTCGTATAACTTACCTTCGTATTTAATCTTGTCTCCAGTTGAGTATTCAATACCTATTTCATAGTTATCAAATGCATTGATTATAGTATCTTTGTTATCATTAATAACTTTTGCATCCAACACATTTAATAGTAATGTCATGATTAACTTGTCGTTTCCTTTGTTAACTTTCGCTACTAACTTACGTAATGCTTTAACTCTGTCATTAGGATCTAGCTTGTTATTCGCCAAGACTGTAACTTCTTCTTTTAAGTTAGCATATTCACTAACTAACGCAGGTGTCGTTTCTCCTGTAAACATTTGTTGTGCTAATTGCTTTCTTACTTCTTCTAGTATTTCGCTGTCACTAGCTGTAGCAAATTTACCAGGTAAATCTACACCACCGTTAAGATATAAAGAGCTTTTATTCAATGCAAACTGAACATAGACACTCTTATATCCTCCAGCTTCTGGCTGTGCATTTCTTGTTAAAATCTCTAGTGCCATTACTTAGCTCCTTTTTTATTTTTTAGTTCTTCATTTTCTTTTTTTAACTCTTCATATGCTACTTTATAATTCGCAAGCTCTAACGTCTTTTCAATTAATTCTTGTGCGATAATGTGAATTGGTTGTAGTTTATTTTCTTCCATTTATTAAATCCTCTATTCTTTCTTTAAGTTTTTTGTTTTCTTCCGATAATTCTTGAATTGACTTCAAGGCATACATTGTAAGTCTGAAATGCTCTAACTCTAGTATGTCAGGACTTTTAGTTACTAGTGCGTCATCTAGCTTTTGTACATCTTGTGCAATTAGTCCTACTTTAACTGGTTTCTGACTACCTGTTTCTTTATAATCTTTCTTCCAGTCAAACTGTTTAAATTGTAATTTCTCAACTAAGTCTAACGCTCTGTCAGTTGTTGGCTTGATATTTTCTTTAAGTTTCCTATCAGAATAACTCTCACCTATTCTTATTGCGAAGTAGTTTACATTATTCTCGTAAGGATAACCGAACACAATTCGTGAACCACCTTCTACACCCCACAACCATGACAGCCATGAAATTTTGGAATAGGTAGGACTTCCGCTTGTTCCACCTCTCCACCCCCACGGGATAACAGGTTTGTTATTACTAACGTTAGATACGACCACAGATCCTATAAAGTTACTGAACTTCCTAATTCGGTTGTCAAAGAATGGGAATCCCATATGAATTTGACCGTGTACCGTCATTAATACCTCGTCGTATATCGGTTTTGCAGAGTTAGGGTTTTGTATGTCAGTGATGTTAAATACTGATAACCCCTTACCTAGTGCGTTATGAGTGGCGTTGAACTGAACACCTACACCACTAGAGTTAGGTCTGTTCTCATGAGGTAGTACGAATCTTACCCCAGTTCCGAACGGCTCAAAATAACCGTTTTGACCAATTCTAATTTGTGAGGCACCTGTGATTATTACACCATTTAACGTGTCGGTGTCAATCTGAGTACTACGAATTTTAACGCTGTGTAAATTCTCAATAAATCCGTCAGTCGCCCATAATTCACGGATAAACGCTTTGTTAGAGATTAGTTCTCTAATTAATGCGTCGTCTATGTCAATGTGTCGAGCCTTGACAGCCTTAGCGTCAATAAGTGGGGTTGTGATACTACCAACTTTTATATGTTTACCTTCTATAGTTCCGTTGACAATCATATCTCCAGTCACACGGAATAGTTTAGAAATAGCTGTAATACTCTCTGGTTGAGTCAATAACAGACTTGATACTGTGTTTCCGTCAATTACTTTCTCGCTACCAATCCTAACACCATTAGGACTTATACTAATATCAGATTTCTTAAGTACTTTATCTTCTAACGCTGTTACAGTTGAGTTGAATCCTTCTGCTGTTGCTGCTAATATTGTTCTAAGTTCGTTATTCTGAAACTCTGTAATTAACCCTTTGTGGTTAAGTTTGATTTTCCCCCACAGTTCACTTTTTGGATCTCTCATTTGAACGTCGAGGTCTCTGATTTGTTTGAACACACCGCTTAATGCATTTGCTTTCTCATAGGGTTTTTCAAACGCTGTTACGTCGTCTCCTTTTTCAAGTTGTATCTTAGAGAGTCGAGTCGTTCCCTTACACCCCATGTGATAGATTTTAACTTTTTCATCTGGTTTAGTAGGTGTGAATGTATATTCATATTTACCGTTTCTGACTATTGCTTCTTGCTTGCCTTCATTAACTTCTATATCCATTTAACCACCTACTCTCCCTCAAATCTTACAGTTACACCAGGCTCACTAGATGAGAACACCCAACCTAATTTATCTAGTAAATTTTCTTTGTCAGATTGGTTTACGAAGTTTACTCTATATCTGTAGTCTATAAACTCCACATTCTTTAACCCTATCGCCTCAACGTCGTTGAAATATACTTTTTTAATCTTGTCAACTTCAGTAAATCTCACGTCATTAGGTACTATAGAAATATAAGGTGTCGAGAACTCGACAAAACACCCTTCTAGTATTTTTACTAGTTTTACTTTTTCGCTACTCCACACTAAATTATTACCTAGATATCTACGTGAAATCTCTCTGTTACCAATCATTAATTTTACTCTTTTCACAACATCACCTACTTAACTATATCGTATATTGTGTTTTCGTCTTTAACAGAGATAGTGTCGTACTGTTCTTGAGTACCTACCCAATATTTCAACGGTTGATTATTCTGAGTATTCAGCAACGTATCGCTTTTTAAATCTTCTATGCTCGGTTGCCACTTACTAACGGCTTTATCTCCAAAACCTATATAAGGTTCTGAAATTTTAAAATGTCCGTTTTTTACTGCGTAGATGTAAAACCAATACGTCTCATTTGCGAAGTCAACATTCTCTTCTATATTAATAATCTCTTCGTGAATTACCCACTTGTTTTTTTCTAAATTAGTAAACTCAATACTTTTCAGAGTTTTATTACCTGTGTGTTTTTTTATCGCAAAATAAACACCGTGATCCACTTCAACGTCGTCATATACATATATGGGTAATCTTAACACTAGCTTATCGCCTTGTTTTAACTTGCTAACGTTAGTGTCAATTTGCACACCCGCCCAAGTGTAAGTGTCAGCACCACTTTTTTTAATAGTTAATGAATTATGACCGTTATAATCGTCTTCTATAATTTCAGTCTCTGGGTTTCCAGTACGTCTTAAGTTGTTTATTTTAAAAGTGGAATCGACAATTAAATTGTAATTCCCTAGTACTGCGTCTTTTCCGTTAACACCCGGTACACCTTGTATTCCTTGAATACCTTGTACGCCCGGTATCCCTTGTTCGCCTTTATCTCCTTTTTCTCCTCTTGCTCCTGCTATATATGGTAGATTTTTATATAAGTCAGTTCCGTTTCCTACCTTCGCTTTTCCAGTGTCCGACTCAATCGCAATCTCTCCATCTAACAAGGTTATTTCGCTGTTGTTCCAGTCTGCGAGATCCATTCTTTTATGTTGGACTCTTACCGGTATTATTTCTGTCATCTAATTACCTCCATCAAATACATACATTGTATCTTCGCTCCACTCACCGATTAAATTACCAGTTTCGTATGCGGCGTCTCCAAATTCTTTATACTCCATAGGTACAATATAAGTTGAAGCACTTCTAACACTTATTTCTATATCTTGTTTTTTAAACATAGGACTTAACACACTAAATAAATAATGAGCGTCATACACGTGTAGCAATGGTTGTGTTGTTTCTCCTGGTTTATAACTAACAACCATTGTGTCGTAAAATTGTGTAGGATCCATTAGAAATACTTGCACATCATGTTTAACTGGTCTACTAAGTTTAACTACTATATCGTAGAAATCATCAACAGTACACACAGCTTCCCAGCTTATCGTATATTTCTGACCTACTTCGAATCCGTCTCCGTTGTGAGCAAGTTCTACAAAATATGTTCCTGCTTTCAAATCTCGTGTAGTGTCTCCGTCTAATCTATTTTTACCGTATGTAATACTGTCATCTGTTCCGACCATTTTAACAGTCGCTTCAGCAATACGATTAGTTTCAGCTATCTTGTCTTTCAACTTATTTAAAAGCTCTTTGTCTACACCTTCTATTTCAGATATTGCCTTTTGCACTTTATCGTTAATTTCAGACTTAAACACTTCAGACTCAGCTCGTGTCGTTTCAATACCGTCTTCGATTTTTTTCTTTAACTCATCTTCTTTGTCAGAGAATATTTTTTCAAAGTTCTCAGACTGCTCTTTAACTTTCTTCTCAAACTCTAACGACACCCAGTCAGTGTAAGCATTCGCCTTACTCTCAGCGTTGTGAGAGCTTTGAGAAACTTCACGACCTAGATTACTTTCTTTTTCTCCTAGAATAAATTCAATCCAACGTTTAGCGATAGGATCATAATGTGTCTCAACAATTCGTATTCTTTCGTCTATATCATACTTAGTATATTTAAGAATAACTGTGTCACCACGATTGATATTCTCAGAAAGTTGTTCATAAGTTACTTTAATAGAGTTCTTAGGTTTATCAATATTATCTTTTGTGAAATGCTCAATCGCCCATTCTTCAAGCTCTTCAGCAGTTCTTAGGTCGTTATTACTTACAGACATTTCGTTAATGAACGGATAGTCATTAATCAACGGACTTTCCACAATAAGATTGATTGTTACTTCTTCGTCTAGTGCGGCTGTCTCTTCTTTCTGTTTAGCTTTTAACGCCTCGATTTCAGCTTTTCTCTTGTCAGCGGCTTGTTGACTTGCCACTTTACGTTGGTTAGCTTTTAACTCTCGCTCTTGATATTTCGCTCTGACCTCAGCTTCTATTTGTGCGTAAGTCTTAAATGTCTGACCACTACGTTTAACAGTCCTGTTGTTTTTTAAAACTTCTCTAGCATATCTTGAATTAATCTCGTCTTGCATTTGCTGTGCCTTGAGTTTGTCGTTGCTCTCTTTAGAATACTTCTTCTGTGAATCTCTCAAGGCTTGCATCTCTAACCTATGTTTTTCTTTTAACTTTTCCTTGTCTTCTTTGTCGCCTACTCTAAATGTTGACGTGACATAAAGCCTAGTAACAATATCATCAGCATTAGA